ATCTAAATATTGTCGCGGGTGCCGAATGCGCGCATTTGCGTCGTCGGCAGTCACTCGGGGATCGCGGGCAGTTACGACCATCTATATGCTGCGAGCAAGGCAGGCCTGCACAAGTACGTCGAGACGCGGCAGACACTGCCCGAGCAGCAGCTCGTCGCGGTCGCGCCGATCATCATCGCAGACAGTGGCATGACGATGCGACGCGCGGACTATCCGGCCGTGCTGTCAGAGCGCGAGACGGTGACGGCCGCGCGAGTCGCGCAGGTGATTTTTGACCTGCTGCACGACTATCCGATGCAGCGCAACGTCGTCGTGCCAGTGCGCGCATGCTGACCGTCTGCACAGGCTGGAGTCCCGCGGGCTGGCTCGAATACGGTGAGGCATTTGCGACGAGTTTCGCTCGCTACGTCGATCAGAGCGTCGAGCTCGTCGCTTACGTCGAGGAGCCGGTGGATCTCCCGCGCGGCGAGTGTCGCTCGGTGCTCGAGATTCCAGGCTGCTCTCAGTTTTTGACCAAATACCGCGACGACATGCGAGCGACGGGTCGCGAGGTGCGGCGAGATTGGAAACCGAGCGCGAAGGCGGCGGGCTACAATTTTCGGTGGGACGCGCGGAAATTTTGCCGGCAGGGATTTATACCGCTGGCTGCAGCGCTCGAGTGCAAAACGGAATATCTCGCGTGGTTTGACGCCGACGTGGTGTTCACAGCGGGCGTTTCGGCGCGCGAGATCGAGGAGCTGCTGCCGGCGGGCTACGCGATCGCCTATCTCGGGCGCCGTCGGTGGTCGGAGATCGGCTTTCAGCTCTACCGGCTGCCCGATGCGCTGCCGATGCTTGAGCGCTTCGCCGCGTACTATCGAGACGAGACGGTATTCGATCTGGATGAGTGGCACAGCGCTTTCGTCTTTGATCGAGCCCGCGAAGCATCGGGTGTGCCGGCACTCGATTTAACGCCGGGCGCAGAGGGCGAGATTTGGTCGCGCACTTACCTCGGCAGATTTTCGCAACATCTAAAAGGCAAGCAAAAACAGCATGCGCGAGCCCTTGCAGGTCTACATAGGATTTGATCGCCGCGAGCGCGAGGCCTACGAGGTCGCCGAGTTTTCGATCCGCGAGCACGCTAGCGTGCCGGTGCGAATTACGCCGCTCAAGCTCGAGCAGCTTGAGGCGCAAGGGTTGTCGCTCCGGCCCTATCGTATTTTCCGCAACAGCGTCTGGGATATCATCTCGGACGCGCCGGTGAGCACTGAGTTTGCAAACAGTCGCTTTTTGACGCCGCTGCTCGCCCAGTCGGGCTGGGCGCTGTTTGTCGACTGCGACGTCGTCGTGCTCGATGACATCGCGAAACTTTTTGACCTTGCGATCGATCGCTACGCGGTGATGTGCGTGCAGCATCAGCACGAGCCGGTCGAGATCACGAAAATGGACGATCAGCCGCAGACGACCTATCCGCGCAAAAACTGGTCGAGCGTGATGCTTTTTAACTGCGATCATTCGAGCAATCAAAGATTGACGCACGCGATGATTAACAATACGCCCGGCCGCGACCTGCATCGATTTTGTTGGCTCGACGATCACGAGATCGGCGCGCTGCCGAGGGAGTGGAATTGGCTGGTCGGCGTGCAGCCGAAACCCGAGCGACCTAAGCTCGCACACTACACACTCGGCGGGCCGTGGATCGAAAACTGGACACAGGCAGAACACGATGCACTCTGGCTACACTGTCAAAATCGTTACCGCAGCGCCGGTTGAGCCGGTCGGCGTCGCGACCGTCAAGACGCAGGGTCGCATTGATACCGCGCTCGACGACGACTACATCGAGGATGTAATCATCCCGACGGCGCGCGATCGAGTTGAGCAGTACCTGCGGCGCAGCTTAATCGACACCGTCGTGGATATCTCGTGGGATGGTTTTCCGTGGTATCGACTCGACCAGGCATTTTTGCTCCCTTGGGGGCCGGTTAAGTCCATCAGCTCGGTGACTTACCGTGACAGCAACGACTCGGTCGTGACGCTCGACAGCTCGCTCTATCGCCTCGAAAACATCAACGAGCCGGCGCGACTCGTGCCGAGCTATGGCAATCTTTGGCCGAATACCTCCGGCGGGATCGGTGGCGTAACGGTGCGCGCGCTGGTCGGTTATCCGCACGTCGCAGGCAACGCGCATCCGCCGGGGAGCCCAACGCCGACGCCGGCCGAGTATCGCGCCAACATTCCGCGCTCGATCATCCATGCGATCCTGCTCGACGCCGCGCACCTCTACAACAATCGCGAGTCAGTGCAGACGGTGATGGGCGGCTCTCTGGTGCAAATGCCCTTGGGCTGGGAGTCGCTGCTCGCGCCGTATAGGCTCATGACATGATCCGCTCGGGGGCGCTCGACAAACGGATTACGATCCAGCAGGCGACGCGCACGCGCGAGACCGTCTACGGGAGCGAGACGCTGACCTGGTCGACCTTTGCGACCGTATGGGCTGAGGTCAAGGAAGAGTCGAGCGTCGAGCGCGTGCGCAATGATTTGCGAACGCTCACGCGCGTCTCGTCGGTGATGATCCGCTACCTGCCAGGGCTGACGGCGCAAATGCGCATCGTCCTGCCCGACTCGCGCGTGATGCAGATCGTCTCGATCCACGAGGTCGGTCGCAAGATTGCGTGGCGTATGACCTGCGAGGAATACAGTGCTTGACGTCAAGGTCAAAGGTCTATCGGAGCTGCTCAAATATCTTGATCAAGTGCCGGTGAACATTGAGCGCAACATCGTGCGCGCGGGTCTACTGGCAGGCGCCAAACAGATTGCGGCCGAGGCGAAAGCGATCGTGCGCCGTGAGGCATATCAAAGCGGCGCGCTAGAGGACAGCATTCGCTCTGTGACTTTTGGAAAATATCGGCGCGGCGCGCTGCGTGGTCTGCCGGTGGCGGTCGTCGCGGCGGGCGGTAAGGTGCGTAATGTCCCTGGCAAAAAGACGGCGTTTTACGCACACATGCTCGAGGGCGGCACACGGCCGCATGTGATCAAGGCGCGCGCTGGCGGCACTTTGAGCGTCTTTGGCCGGCGCATGAAGCGCGTCAATCATCCAGGCATCCAAGGCCTCAGATTTATGGCGCGCGCAGGCGACACGCAGCAAAGAGCTGCAACGGACGCTTTTGCAGCGCGCATGGCGCACAGACTCGAAAAATACGGCATCGAGGTGCCGGACGACATCGCGTCGCTGGAGTACGAAAATGAGGGCTGAAAAGGTTGTCACCGCGCTGCTAGGTGCCGCTTCGGGCGTCACGAATCTCGTCGGCACGCGCATCCAGCCGTCGCCGCTCCCGGAGACGATTACGCTACCGGCGATCGCGACGCGGCATGTGTCGACCATCGATCTCGAGACCATCGACGCGCAGAGTTACGCGCTCGTGCAGTCGCGCATCGAGGTGACGGCGGTCACGAAGAGTTACGTCGCGCAGAAAAATCTGCTCGAGCAGATAAGGCTCGCTTTGCAGTACAAGCGCGGCACTTATGCAGGCGTCGAGGTCGTGAATATTACGCGCGAAAACTCGGGGCCGGATTTGAGAGACGACGAGAAAGAGATTTTTACGCAAGCCATCGATTTTTTGGTTATTTTCAAGGAGACCTAAGAGGACACTATGTCAACACCAGCCAGCGGCTTATTCAAAACTATCGCCTACAAAGCCGAGACTACGTTCGGCACGGCGCCTTCAGCATCGGGCGCTCAATCTTTGAGGCGCGTGCAATCGACGCTCGACCTCACCAAGGAGACGTACCAGAGCAACGAGATCCGTCGCGATTTTCAGCTCGCGGATTTCCGTCACGGCGTGCGTCGCGTCGAGGGTCGCATCTCGGGCGAGCTTTCGCCTGCGACCTACAAAGATTTTATCGAATGCGCGCTCAAGCGTAACTTTGCGGCGGTGACGCCGATTACGGGAGCGTCGCTTACGATTGCAGGCTCGGGGCCGAGTTACACGGTGACGCGCGGCTCGGGAAACTTCATCACCGACGGCATTAAGGTCGGCGACGTCATCCGTTTGTCGGTCGGCTCGCCGTCGCTGGCGGCAAACTACGGCAAGAATTTGATCGTGGTCGGATTAACCGCGACGGTGGCGACGGTCATTACGGCCAACGGCAGCTCGATGACCGCGGAAGGGCCGATTGCTAACTCGACGGTGACGGTGTTTGGAAAGAAGACCTTTATCCCGACCAGCTCGCACACCGACAAGTCTTTCAGCATCGAGCACTACTACAGCGACATCGTCAAGAGCGAAGTCTTCCGAGGCTGCAAGGTTACGACGATCGCAGTCGGTCTGCCGCCGACGGGACTCGCGACGATTGACATCGATTTCATGGGCCAAGATGTCACGACCTCGAGCACGCAGTATTTCACTAACCCCACGGCCGCGACGACGACTGGACTGCTGGCGTCGGTCAATGGCGAGGTGCGCGTGGCGGGCTCGAGCGTCGCGACGCTCACGGGGCTCACGCTCAACATCGCATCGGGCTACTCGGGCGATCCAGTCGTCGGCAGCAACACCATCCCGAATATGTACCCGGGCCGCGTCATCGTCACGGGACAGGCGACGGCCTACTTTGACTCGACGACGCTGCGAGACGCATTCATTAACGAGACCGAAGTCGAAATCATTGGCGTCTTCACAACGAGCAATGACGCCGACTCGGATTTCGTGAGCTTCGTGCTGCCGCGCGTCAAGATCGGCGGAGCGAGCAAGTCGGACGGCGAGGGCGGGCTCATCCAGACGCTGCCTTTCCAGGCGCTCTACAACACGGCCGGCGGCTCTGGCACGACGAGCGAGCAGACGACGATCGTGATCCAAGACTCGGACGCTTGAGGACTCATCCATGACTGATATTTTTGACCTCGATGCATTCGAGGACGTGCCAGCCGGAGACTATGTCGTCAAACACCCGGAGACCGGGCAGCCGACACAGATTGTGCTGACGCTCGCGGGGCCGGAGCATCCGCAGCGGAAGAAAATCGCTTTCGCGCAGCAGCGTCGCTTGCGCAAGGTGCTCCAGCAGACGGGCAAGCTGCAGCTCTCGGACCCAGAGGACGAGGAGAGCGAGGAGATCGATCTGCTCGTGAGCTGCACGCTCGCCTGGCGCGGGCTGACAGTCTCGGGCAAGGAGCTCGCGCACTCGGCCGATGCGGCGCGCAAGATTTACAGCGATCCCAAGCGCCGCTGGCTGCGTGATCAAGTCAAGCAGGCTCTCAACGAGCGCGAGCATTTTATCAAGCGCTCCGAGCCGGGCTGATCGAGGCAGCGGAGCGCGAGTATGAGTTGAGCGCCCGACAGGGCGACGGGGCGACGCTGCGGCAGCATCTGCAGCGGATGGCCTATGCATCGAAAAAGGTCGACGAGCGACTCGAGGCGAAACCGATTCATCGAGCCGTCGCCGGCCTGTGGGATTTTTTCTTGGCGCTGAGCGCGACACGTCGAGCGAGCATGGCCGCGCATGCTCTGACGATGACAGACATTGAGGCCTACGCGCGGCTCACGGGGATCACGCTCACGGACTGGGAGCTTGATGTGCTGATCGCGCTCGACGGCGTGGCGCTGAAGGCGGCGGCGAAAGAGAGGAAGAGCTAGGTGGCGGCAAGGATTGTCGGAACACTGCTGTGGGAGCTGGCGGCAGACATGGCCAAGCTGCGCGTCGGAATGGACGATGCTGTCAAGCAGGTCAATTCGGCGATGAAATCGATCGACGGCGCGATCGATATCGGCAAAAAGGCGTTCGGTGCGCTTGCTGCCGCGGCAGGCATTGCAAGTTTTGGGTCATTTGTAAAAAGCGCCATCGACGCTGCCGATCGACTCGCCGAAATGTCCGAGCGCACAGGCGTCGCCGCGTCCGAGCTCTCCAGGCTCGAGCTCGCATTTAAGCTGGGCGGTGTCAGCAGCGAAGGCATGCAGCAGTCGCTCGTCAAGCTCTCAGTGACGATGAACACCAACAGCGACGCGATCGAGCAGCTTGGGGTCAAGACCAAAAACACCGACGGCACGCTGCGCGGATCGAGCGAGGTGCTGCGCGACCTTGCCGACAAATTCCAAAAGATGGATAACGGCGCGCGAAAGACTGCGCTGGCGGTTGAAATCTTTGGCAAGTCGGGCGCCGACATCATCCCGGTGCTCAATATGGGCAGCGATGGCATCGCAGAGATGACGCGCTTGTCTGAACGACTTGGCATCGCTCTCGACGATGAAGCCACAAGCGCGGCGAATCAATTTAACGATACACTCGATATTCTTAAAATGTCCGTCAATGGCGTCGCGCGCGGGGCGATTGCCGAGCTGATGCCGTCGCTGAATAGCATGGCCTCGGCGATGCTCCAGGCGGCCTCAGAAACCGATGTCCTCAAAAATATCAGCGACGGGCTTGGGTTTGTTCTCAAGACATTGTTTTCTGTCGTCGTCGCATTGCAAGGCGCGATCTCTGTTTTGATAACAATCTTGCAGACTTCCTATCGAGCATTTTGGGATATGTCGATGCTGATCGAGGTCAGTGTCGTCGAGACATTTACCAAGCTCAAAGCCGCTGTTTTCGCGATGGGCGACTCGATCTATAAGCTGGCGACGGGTGACTTCAAGGGAGCGGCCGAATCGATCAAGGCAGCCGGCGCAGAGATTACGACCGGCTGGGACAAAACATCGGCGCAATTTGACAAGACGAGCTCAAACATCAGCTCTGGCATGTCGAGCGCTGCAAAATCGGCGTCTGATGCCAATAAAGTCATCAGCAGCGCATTCGCAAACAGCGCGGACTCGGCGATCACTGAGACCGCGAAGATACTGGCCGAGGCAAAGCGCAATCAATCTGCCAACGTGCAAACAGCCGAGTCGTACAAAGAGGCCGAGGCAGCTGCGAAAAAAACAGCGGCGGAATACCAGAAGATCGCCGAGTCTCTGGATAAGGCGACGCTCGCCGCGAAGGCAGAGACGGACGCCGGCGGCAAGCTGACGGACTCGCAGAAACTCGCGCTCGATGTGCGCGCAAAGCTCAACGACACGACGCTAAAACTCACCGACGCACAGCGCAAGGAAATCGAGTCTAAGCTCGCGGCGGCGCAGGCGGCACTCGATGACAGGGACGCACAGCGCGCGGCTGACGCGGCACGTAAGGCGCTTTCAGATAGCATCGTGAAGCAGAATGACGATCTCGTGAGGCAAATCGAAGCGCAGAAGCGCGCGAATCAAGAAGCCGGGCTTTCGACCGACGAATTGCAGAGGCTGGAAATCCAGCGCTTACGCGACGCGGCGGCAACGGCCGAGCAGAATGCGCAGCTCAGAATCCAATCGGGCATTAACGATGAGATCGCGGCAGAGTATCAAAGGCAGGCCGAGCTGCTAAGAAAGTTGGCCGACGAAAAAGAAGCAGGTATCCACATAAAAGCCGCGAGAGAGGCCGCAGATGCGTGGGCTAAGACTACTCAATCGATCTACGACGGATTGACTGACGCGCTGATGCGAGCCTTCGAGTCTGGCAAGGGCTTCATGCAGGCTTTTGTCAGCGTCATCAGAAACACTTTCAAAACGATGGTGCTCGAGCCCACTGTGCGAGCGATTGTGGCGCCCGTGGCGGGGGCCATCGGCGGGGCGATCAGTGGGGTGGCCGGAGCCGCAACAGGGGCTGCAGGCGGCGCTACAGGCGGTTTTTTGGGTAGCATCGGCGCAGGGATCGCGGCTAGCGGGCTGCTCGGCTCGGGCTTTATGTATGGCCTCGCGAACCTGGGCGCCGGCACGATCGGCGCAGGTCTTTCGGGCGCCGGCGCAATGATCTCGGGCGGCATCGCAGCAGGATCGCTTGGCAGCATCACGGCAGGCCTCGGAGCCATCGTCGGCACGCTCGGTCCGATCGCCCTCGGGATCGCTGTGCTCGTCAAGGCATTTGGTCGAGGACCAAAGCAGACGACAGGCACAGGCATTCAAGGCTCGATTGGTTCCGGCGATACGACTGCGCAGCAATTTACAGACTGGGTAAAAAAAGGCGGTTGGTTCCGCTCTGACAAGCGCGGCACTGATCTCGCGACGCTTTCGGCCGAGGTTGAGCAATCGCTCGATCGCACGGCTGCTGCAGTATTTTCGCAGGCCAATCAGTTTGCGGACGTGCTGGGCTTGTCCAACGAATCTTTGAAGCGGGTGCTCGTTAATTTCCGGGTGACGCTTACGGACAGCGAGGAGGAGAACGAGAAAGCGCTGGCAGCGGTTTTTGAGCAATATCGGCAAGAGCTCGCAGGATCGTTCGCGCATCTACTCAGCCCATTTCGCGCAGCCGGCGAGACACTTGCGGATACTTTTGCGCGACTGGCGGTGATTCAAACTTTCGCGCGCTCGATTAACGAGTTTGGCGGCATCTTTTCACGGATCGCGAATGCAAGTGTTGCCGCGCAGGAAGAGCTTTTCTCGTTTGCCGGCGGCATCGAGGCTTTTGTGCGAAAGACGCAGAGCTTCGTGCAGAACTTCTACTCCCAAGAAGAGCAGATCGGACTGCAAGCGCGCTCGATCGCGCAAGACCTGCAGAAACTTGGCATCACGCAGGACATCAGCACCCGACAGCAATTTCGCGCTCTGGTTGAATCGCAGGATATCAGCACGACGCGCGGTCGTGAGACGTTCAACGCGCTGCTCGATATTGCACAACGATTTGCGAGCATTAGTGGATTTCTCGAAGAGAACAAGCGAAGCCTCGCCGAGGCGGCGAGGGCAGCTCCGACTACGGAGACGCTCAAAAACATATTGGACGCGAGCCGCGCGGAGGGAGCCCAAGCGACGACAGAGTTTTATCAATGGTATCGCGAAAACTGGGGCGGCTATGTCGAGGACTTCGATGCGCAGGCCTACGCGAGCGAGCAGTTTTACGCCGCCTACATTAAAGACGCCGAGCTGCGCGCGAAACTCGATAAGGACAGCGCCGAGACTCTGAAGAAAATCCTCGAGCAAGAGCAGACGAACGACCAGTACAAGGCCGAGTTTGACGATCGCCTGTTTGCAGAGACCCAGAAGCTGCGCGAGAGAACCGATTTTATGAGCTGGCATACGCAGACGAACATGATCGGCCTTAACGAGCAGGCGCACTACGCTCGGCAGGAATATCTCGCGCTCGAGCGTGACGCGCAGACGAAGGACTCGCTCTATTACCGCGATGATTTGATCAACAGCCAATATGTCAATCAATTCAACGATCGGCTCTACAACATGGAGCAGTCGTCGTTAACCGCGCAAAACGACCGGCTGACCGCGATCAATGATCAGCTGTGGTGGGCTAATCACAACAGCAACCGAGATAACGCGATTATTATTAACGGGCTCTCGACGCTCAACGCTACGACGCAAAACGGGCTTGCAGCGGTCGCGACAAACACCAATCGCACGGCATCGCTACTCGATCGCTGGGACGACGGCGACGGCATGACGGTGGTGGTGGCGTAATGCAGATTATTAAGCCGACAACGATCACTGACGCCAAGTTTGTCAGCTCGACGATCCCGGAGCCCGACAATGTCGGCTCGCCGACGCTCGAGACCACATGGGTATCGGGCGCAGCATACTCTGTCGGCAGGCGCGTGATCCGCACGCAGACGCATCGGGTCTATCGCGCGAAGATTTTGCACTCGGGCATCACGACGGCGCCCGAAAACGATCCGACGCGCTGGGAGGACATTGGGCCGACGAATCGATGGGCCATGTTCGACCAGATGGTCAACACGCAGTCAGTCGCGATCTCGAGCATCACGGTCGTGATCGCGCCAGGTATCGTCAACGGCATCGCGCTTATCGAGCTCGAGGGCACGACGGCCTCCATCGAGGTGCGCGACGCGATCGGCTCGCCGACTGGGGCGGTCGTCTATACGGCGACGGTCTCGCTCGACTTATCAGAGGTGTACGACTGGTACACCTACTTTTATCAGCCTTTCACCCAGCGTCGAAACGTCGTCAAATTGGATCTCCCGCCGTACGGATCCGCGCAGATCACGGTGACGATCACGGGCGGCGGTACGGTCAAAATGGGCGGTCTGCTCGTGGGTACGGTCTACGCATTCGGCTCGACGCTCTACAACACGACGGCCGGTATCAAAGATTACAGTCGCAAAGTTACGGATGAGGAAACCGGCGTCGTCTCGCTCGAGCAGCGCGCATTCTCCAAGCGTCTCAAGGCGCGGCTACAGGTACCGAATGGCGCGGTTAATTCGCTGCAGCAAATTTTGACTGACCTACGCGCGACATCGACGGTCTGGGTCGGCGACGACACGGGCGAGATCGATGCGCTGACGGTCTTTGGTTTCTACCGCGACTTTGAGCTCGACGTCGCTTTCCCGGCCACGAGTTACTATTCTTTGGACATCGAAGGAATGACCTAATGCCTACGTCACCGACACTGATCACTGCTCTGCCGACGCCGCCTAGCCGCAATGACTCGGCTACATTCTCCGCTCGCGGCGATGCCTTTTTGGGCGCTTTCCCGACCTTCCGCACAGAGACCAACGCGGTCGCGACGGTGACCTATAACAACGCGGTCGAGGTTGCGAGCAACACGAGCACCGTCGCCGCCAACACGACGCTCGCGCAGAATGCGGCGAGCTCTGCCGCAGCATCAGCCGGCGCGTCGATCTGGGTGAGCGGCACGACCTACAGTATCGGCGATGTGCGATACAGTCCGGCCAACGGTCAAATCTATCGCAGGCTCACGGCAGGCGGCGGTACGACAGACCCGAGCGCCGACGGCACGAATTGGACGAACGTTTTTGCGTTTACCTTCTCGGGCAGCAACGCGACGCTCGCGGGAAGTCTCACGCTCTCCGGCGGCACCGCCAACGGCGTTCTGTACCTGAACGGCTCCAAGGTGGCGACGAGCGGGAGTGCGCTGGTATTTGACGGCACTAACCTCGGCATCGGCACGACGAGTCCAGACGTTAGACTGCAAGTTACGCATGACAATGCAGAAACGTCACAGTTTAATCTTGGCGCTTCAATACTTCATCTGACAAACACCAACACGACCAACAATAATTGGGCGCAGATATTTTTTACAGATTCAGACGGTGGTGCTGCGGCTGCAACATTTGGTGTTCAATACACTGACCATGCGAATGATTACGGCAACCTTTCGTTTGCAACTAGAGGATCATCTGGTCTTGCCGAACGCGTCCGCATCACGTCGGGTGGGGTGTTGTGCGTTGGGGGAACAAATACTGATCCTTCAGCAAATGCAGTAAACGGAATTGCATTAACAAATGATTTTTTAGTTAGCATCAATCGAAGCAACAATTATGCGTTAGATATTGGTAGAAACGGAACAGATGGTGCAGTTGCAAGTTTTCGGCGCAATGCAACGCAAGTCGGAACTATATCTGTTGATGCAACAAATACGGCATACAACACTTCATCTGATCGCCGGTTAAAAGAAAATATAGTTCCTGCTGATGATGCGGGATTAATTATTGATGCAATTAAAATCGTCAAGCATGATTGGAAAGTTGGTGGTCACACCCGCTTTGGTGTAGTTGCTCAAGACTTGCATAACGTCGCGCCAGAGGCTGTCAAAGTTGGTGACAATGGCGACGAAGTGACGGACGCATGGGGCGTGGACTACAGCAAACTTGTCCCCATGCTTGTGAAGGAAATTCAATCGTTGCGTGCGCGTGTCGCACAACTGGAGAGTAAGTAATGTCTGAAGTAGAACTCAAAGTCACGCTTGAAGAAGCGGTCGCTATCGTCAACCTGCTCGGCACCCTGCCGACGAGCCAAGGCGCACACCCGCTCTGGGCCAAACTGAAGGCGCAGGTCGAGGCGCATTTGCCGAAGGCTGACGCACCGAAGGATGTCGCGCTGTGAGCGCGCTAACGGGCGCAACGCGCAGCCGCACAATCTGGCTCAATGTCATCATCGCGATGCTTGCGGGGCTCGAGCTCGCGGGCGCGCATCTCACAACGCTACTCGGCCCGCAGGTCGCTGCGGCGATCCTGCTCGCAAGCGCGGTCGCGAACATGGCGCTGCGGGCCGTCACCACGATGCCACTCTCGGAGAGATAAAATGGAAAACGCGCAGACGCTCTTCAACCTCGCGGTCGCCGTCGCAGGATTCTTTGGCGGCTGGTCGCTTTCGCAGCTGACGCGCACGATCAATCAGATTGACCAGGACGTGCGCAAGATGCCTTTGACCTACGTCAC